AAACCACTCAAGGATTGAGTAAGGGAGAGCATCATGAGTTTCAACGATTTTGCGCCGCCTTCAGGTTTGGCCGCTCCTTTCCAACGAGACCGGCGCATTGAAAGCCCTCAGCAGTGGGGGCTTTTTTTATGACTGGCTACGATGACATGCCATTCAAGGGTTGAGTGTGGTATATTCTCTACAATCTGCGGGAGCTAGTGAGTGAATGGAAGACCTGACAACTTACAAAGACGGGCTATATTCATCCACACAGGAATCAGAAATCACCGCAATTGTCGGTGTGCTGGAAGACAAACGGGATAAGGCCGTTCAAGAGCGGCAAGACGTAGAGTCCCGCTGGCTGCGAGATCTTCAGCAATACGAAGGCAACACCATCGACCGCATGACCAAGGGTGACACTGATCGCCGTGGTGCCATTGCCAAAACCCCGCCGGTAGTCCACATCACCCGTACACGCACCCTGGCCATCGCCGCCCGCATTATCAACATGCTGGTGCCGAGCAATGAGCGGAGCTGGGACATTGAGGCCACACCCGTTCCACAGATGGCAGAGCGCTCGGAAGACAACACCCCGATTACAGACCCAAGGACCGGGCAGATCGCTATGGTTCCGGATCTGGAGAACGAACCAGGGCCCGAGCAGAACCCGATGGCGGTGCAGGACCCGAATATGCCGCCAGGCGGAATGCAACCACCAGGCCCACCCCAAGGAATGCCGCCAGGCATGGACCCAAACGGAATGGGACCCCCGGGAATGCAGCCTGGTCCAGCACCACAGCCGCCCATGCGGGCCGTTACCGTGGCGGATCTGGTGAAGATGGAGATCGAAGAGGCGGAGAAGCGAGCTGGGCGAATGCGCGAGCACATGGACGACCAGTTGACCGAATGCCGCTATAACGCGGAGCAGCGCAAGGTCATTGTCGATGGTTGCAGGCTGGGCACGGGTATCCTTGAGGGTCCGGTAGTGGGTGGGTCATACAAGAAAACCCGCAGTCGCCTGCCTGATGGCCAGTGGGTCACGCAGATGGCGGAAGAGTCTGTGCCTGAATTTGAGTGCATAGATCCCTGGTCTTTCTATCCGATAGCGGCCGAGCACATCACCCGCTGCGAAGGCGTTTTCATCGACAAGCCCAAAACGCGCCGTGAAATGCAGGAGCTGAAACTCTTGCCCGGCTTCGACAAAGAAATGATTGACGAGGTTTTGCGCGAAGAACCAGAGCAGAGCAAGCATTACGCGCAGTCAATGGTCTCTCGGGCCAACATCACGGGCGAAACCCAGCCCACTCACAATCGCTATACCGTGTGGAAGTTCACCGGCTCCCTGACCCGCGATGAACTGACATCACTGGGTGTTGACGTTGATGCCGAACTGGACATGGTGGACCCGATCATCGAGGCATGGTTTGTCAATACCCGCCTGATCAAGATCAAAAGACACGCACTGGAGGGCGCTTATCGCCTGCCTTACTACGTGTGGAATTACGAAGAGTCTGAAGTCACCATGTTTGGGTATGGGGTTCCGTACTTCATGCGCGACTCTGACCGGGTGATTCAAAGCACCTGGCACATGATCCTGCACAATGCAGCCATCAGCGCCGGGCCTCAGATCATTCGCAAGAAGGGCGCGATTATACCGGCTGATGGATCCGAGCAAATCACAGGCGGCGTTAAGCAGTGGTATCTTGATGATCCGGAGACGACGGTTAACGACGCGTTTGGCATGTTCCAGATCGACGCTCGCATTGATGAGCTTGTGGTGGTCCATGAACGAGCCCGGCAAAATGCTGATGAAGAGCTGGCTTTTCCCTTGCTGGCCCAGGGCGAGCCCACCGAGGCAGTACCCACCAGTTCCGGCATGGCCATGTTGCTGAACGCCACAAACGTCGTACAGCGCCGTATCGCACAAAGCTATGACGACGAGATCCTGGAGCCGTCGATCGCCGCATTGTACGACTACAACATGACCTATCTGGAGGATGAAGAAGCCAAGGGTGACATGACCATCAAGGCCATGGGCGCCACCAAGCTGGTGGTCAAGGACATGCAGGCGCAGCACCTGATGGTACTGGCCGACATCACGACAAACGACCGCTTTGCCCCGCTGATGAAGGATGCTGAACTCCTGCGCCGGATCATCAAGAGCGCCGAAGTGGATCCGGATGATCTGATGAAGAGCGAAGACGAAATGCAGGGCCAGGGCCCAAGCCCGACCGAAGAAGCTGAACTGGCACATCTTCAGGCCCAGACCCAGAAGCTCCAGGCGGAAGCACAAAAGATGGGGGCGCCAGACGGCGACGGTGGCGAGACCGCGATGTACGAACTGCAATTCAAATACGACGATCTTGAAGCGCAACTACTGATGCAGCAAATGCGGTTACAGGCTGCGGCACTTCAGGCGGCCGAGGGCGGAAAGGTTAAACTCGCTGACATCGAGGCCACCTTTGAAACGAACCGCCAGGCTAACGAAACCAAGAAGTTGATCGCGGAGCTACAGGAACGGCGCAAGACATTCACCGAAGGCTACACCGCCCGGCTGAAGGCGCACGAAATCACGATGAAGGAGCAAAACCTGGCGCGAGGCTTTGACACGTATGGCTAAATTCAAAGCAAAAGACCGCCCGCATATTGATCCTGGCAACCCTACCTGGGTGACGGTCAGGGACTGGGCTGAAGACCACCGGGCGGCGATCCGGCGCTTACGAGAAGACCACACCGCCGATCTGCGCAAGCTCGATCAATTGCTTGGTGCTATCGGATCGCTGACTGATTTGCTAAACTTGCCGGAAGAAATTCGGGAAGCAAAGAAGGATCCCGTGCCAGATGAGAACCATTTCGGCATACCAGCGCCCAACGGCGACATTTAACGGAGAACCGCAGTGACCGAACCCGCACCACAACTTGAGCTTGAAGAACCTGTCGTACCTGGCACAGAAGGCACGGAATACGAGGGCATGAGTGAGGACGCTATCGAGCGTGCGGAATTTGATAAAGTGGTCAAGGCCGACCCGGACATGGATGATCCATTGCCGGCCGCCGTTGTTCCCGAGCCTGAACCTGACCCGGAACCTGAACCTGAACCGGCCGCCGCAACAGTACCAGCGGATCCACCACCAGCCGCAGCACCAACCCCCGAGCCTACCGGGTTTGAGTGGCTGGATGAGTTGCCAGAAGAGACGAGAGCAAAGGCAACGGACATTATTGAACGGCAGGGCCAGGCCCTTGCCCGGCTTGATCAACGAGCCAGATCCCACCTGGGCCAGCTCCGCCCAGCACAGCGAGCCATTGAGAACCTGGGCCGTGAATTGCGCGAACTACGCGCCACACAGGCCGCAGAGAAAAAGAATCTTAACCCAGACATTAAAGCCCGTATCAGGGATTACAATGCCTGGGTAGATAAAGAGTACGAAGATTTCCCAGAAGAAGCAGCTAAACTAAAGACACGATTTGTCGAGTCATTGGATGGCGTGGCTATTCAACCTGCGGAACCTTCGCCCCAGCCGTCTGTTATGGCTGGGCCTGATCGGAACGAAGAATCTCACCACCTACAAACAGCATATTCAGACTGGGGCGAAAGAAGGAACAGCCCTGAGTTTGAGGAATGGTTTGCCCATCAAGGTCCGGAAACGAAACAACTGCTTAACAGCCCCTATGCGGCTGATAACGTATTGTTACTGGATCAATTTACCGGCGCCAATCCAAATTGGGAACCACCACAAACGCCCGAGGAATTTGTCACTGTCAACCAAGCACAACACTCCCCGCTTTTTCGGGGTTGGTGCATGGGTGAAAACATAAATCCTGATGCGGTCGTGAATGGCACGGACCTACAGAAACACTCGCTGTTGAACAAGTTCAAGACTGACTTGGGTGTTGTAAGATCAGAATCCGAACCGGCCCCAGACCCAAAACTGACGCGACTGGCAGAGCGGAGAGCCGCACAGCTACGAGACCGGAATCCGGGCTCACGTCGGGCAGCAATTACACCTGGCGCGAAGATAGATCTGAACACCGAGGAAGGGCAAAAAGCCTATTACAAACAACTCGTTGATGCAGACCCGGATCTGAACTAACCATATGATCAGGAGATTGCAAAATGACTGGTACTGTTGCCACATATACCAATCCCGCTCAAGCGACAAATGTTCTTCACAAAAAAGAACTGCTGAAACACGCGGGGCCTATTACCTGTCTTGACAAGTACGCGCAGAAGTTCACCCTTCCGCAGAACGAGTCAGACACCCTTTCCATGGACCGGATGGTCCCATTCGGCTTTGACGACACGGTTGCCACCGAAGGCGTCGTGCCTGATTCTGTTGGCATGGACTATGAAAACGTCCAGATGGTGATCCAGGAGTACGAGCACCTGGCTCGCGTAACGTCGCGCAAGTGGCGTTTGTCTGAGCAGAACGCGGTCAAGGATGCTGCCAGCCTTCAGGCTGAGTTCATCATGAACGTGAATGAACTGTTGTGCTGGAATGAAATCATCACCGGCACCGTCGTTTTCTACGACACGGCAGCTCACACCCTGCGTACCCAGGTTGATTCACCGATCACGCTGGGCCGCCAGCGCAAGATGACTCGCGCACTGGATGATGCAAAGGCACGCTGGATTACGTCTGTGAACCAGGGCGGCGCCCGTGAGGGCACTGTTCCGAGTGAACCGGCTTACATCGGCCTGACGCACACCAACATGAAGAGCGACATCAGAAACATGCCGGGCTTCATTCACGCATCTGAGATCGGAAGCGGTAAAGCGCCTCCATACGCCTTTGGGCAGGTCGAAGACGTGATCTATGTGCTGACTCCGCAGTTGTTCCCGGTTATCGGGTCTGGTGCGGCACAGGACGGATCCAAGATCAACAACGGCACACTGAACGACGTGTACCCGCTGGTGATCATCGGCAAAGACGCCTACGGTTCTTGCGTACTGAGTGGCTTCGATTCCGTCAAACCGAACATCATGACCGGACCCGTCAAGGGTGCTGATCCAACGGGTAAATTCGTTGACATCGGCGTGTTGTGGTATCGCGTGGACAAGATCCTTAACGAAACATGGATGGCTCGCGGCGAGTTCGCTGTCACCCTGAATCCGTAAGAGGACTTCGCTGGGGGGATAGCCCCGGCGTGCGATCGGTGTATCCGTCAACGTCGGGGCTTGAACCTTTTAGATGGTAGGTCAACTGGCTTACCTTTTCTGATAATTCCTGCACACAGGATGGAGATTTAAAGATGGAAAACAATTATTTGACTGGTAACAATTACGGCCTGGCTGGCGTAAATCATCGGGCGCTGCGCAGTATGCTCGGCTCTCGCGCTCTTAACTTCGTCGGCCTGGTGATCGGATCCGGTACGCTCAGTGCTGTCGATTACGACGCCTTTGATTTCATCATCGGTGGTCGCGCTTACGAACAGGCGGCCGGTACTGACGAGGCCCTGACGGTCCTTGACTACTACGGCGACACAAATGTTCAGGCGGCTGACACCACCTGTTTCTATTTGGTTCTGGTTGACGCTGCTGGCGTTGAGTACACCGTCAAAGGCAAGGACGATGAAACCGTGAAGCTGCCCGGCGTTCCGGATGATTATGCCCTGATCGGCATCATCAAGATCGTTACGGTGGCTGTGACCTTCACCATCGGCACCACCAGTTTCGGGGCCGCCGGCGTCACCGACACGTTCTACGACTACATTCACGCGCCAGTCGTAGCACCGTAAACCAACTGCAAAAGCCCCCTTCGGGGGGCCGATGCTCACAAGCGAGGACTATGTATGAGTAACATGAAAGAGCTTCTAAAGGCCGCCAAAATACTTGGTATCAGGGGGGTTAACAACCAGACCCCTGAAGATGAAGTCAGAAGGAAGGTCAACGAGAAGCTGGGCAATCCTGAGACCGGCATTGCTGGGTTTGATGGGCAGGCAGAGGTTGATGCCCGGACGGACGCTTTTGCGGCCACCGTAGTCAAACACGGAGAAGAGGCCATCGCCAGCCAAACCGGGGCGGTGACGGCCAGGGCAAACAACATACCAAATCTGAGCCCAACCGGACAATGGGAAGGTAAGCGAGCGAGGATCCGTCGGGTTAAAACCGGCCACAACGACATGAACGGTGCCATTTTCAACTGGAATGGCTGGCCGTGCATCGTGCCGATCGACGAAGATGTTGACATTGCCTGGCCCATTCTCGGCATCATCCAGCAATGCACGGGGATGCAGATGGAGATTACCCAGGATGAGGATCCGCGTGATGCGGCACGGGTACACAATACCAAGCACATCACCTATTACGACAAATATCCGTTTCAATACAAGGGCGTGACACCCGGCACCGAGCACCTGCCCGAGAGCCCCTGGGAGTACACTTTGGATATGTACGTCGAAGAGTTCCCCAAGTACACGGTGCGAATGTGGCGCCAGTTGTGTGTGCTGTGGGAAATCAGTGACAAGCAGGCCGGGGTAGTTCCTGGCATTGGCCCTGAAGAGGAAATGAAACTGCGCAACAATGCGATCCACTTTGCACTCAACATTCCGCAGGGCGCTGATCGACCCATGCGCTTCCGGGTCCGGAATGAAAAGCGTGGTGACATCGGGATGGAAGCAAAGGCCGCCTAAATGGCAGCCGCGCTCACAAGACTGGCACTGGCCAAGCGGCTCGCCCGTTGGTCTGGTGATACGTCGCCGGATGATGTGACCAGTACCGAGACGCCCCCCACCGAGTTTGTGGGCGATCTGGTGGCGTACATCGACCAGGCTTGGCTGGATATTCAACTCACCCAGCACACACGCTGGCTGTGGATGACAAACCAGTCTCTCGATACGGTGGCGCTGACACCCGGTACGGCTACGCTGGCGCTGAGTGCCATTGATGCCACGGCCAGGACCGTTGTGCCGTTCCTTGATCACGACACACACCCGCTGCGTTATATCCTGTTGAAACACCCGACAACGGCCGCCATCGCCCGCTGCCATTTTGTGCCCTACACCTTTTACCGGGGTTATCGGGACCGGGGTACGCGCCCGAGCCAGCGCCCGACACGCTTTACCATTCTGAATGATGGAACGCTGGAGTTTGATCCCAACCCGGACGTGGCGTACACGCTGAACTGTGACTGGATCCAGCAACCGAATGAACTGGCGCTCGATGGTGATACGCCAGACATGCCGAACCACTTTCACATGCTGGTGGTGTGGTGGGCCATGGTTCACCTGATGGCGTTTGATGAGCGGGGCGGGCGCTACCAGTCGGCCAACCGGGCATACAAGCGCATGATCAATTCCCTGAACATCGAGCAACTGGGCGAAGATCTGTTGGACGAGTATCTTTCTACGGCCGAAATTTATAGTTGGTAAGCAATGGACATTATTCTAGGTGGAGGGCTGGATCGAATAACACCGAAAGCGCTGGTTCCTCCCGGCCGCCTGGAGGATTGCTTTAACTATGAGGTAGGGATTCAGCCAGGTTATCAGCCCAGCAGCGGGTTTGAACGGTTTGACGGCCACATAAGCCCATCAACCCGCGACATCTGGGATCTGGTGATCGACAATTCATCCATCACGTCCGCCTACTCCGGTAATTCCCTGGCCATGCCCCAGAACACCGCTCCGGTCGGCCTGGCTGTGAGCAGTGACGGCAGTAAAATGTATATGCTGGGCGCTACCGCAACGGCCAGGGTCTACCAATACACGCTGCCAAACGCATGGAGTCTGGATAATTCCAAGTATCGCACCAAGTTTGCCTCAGTAGCGGCGGAGACCACGGCACCCACATCGCTCGCCTTCAGTAACGACGGCACAAAAATGTACGTGTCATCGACTACGGTGGTCTATCAATACACTTTGACAACGGCCTGGGATGTGAGCACCGCCTCCTATGCAAGCAAGTCTGTGACTGTCTCGGGTACGGAAAACGTGGTTTCCGGCATTGCGGTGAGCGACGACGGCACGGCCCTGTATGTGGTGGGCACGCAAAACGACACGGTTTACCAGTTCACCATGTCAACCCCGGATGACATTTCAACGGCAACCTACGCCAGTAAATCAGTGGCTATTCCCGCTGGTGAGACCGCCGTGACCGGGATCCACTTTGCCGACAGTGGCCAGCGCCTGTACATCGTGGGCACAACACTGGGTAAGGTGCATCAATTCACCTGTGCGACCGCCTGGGATGTGAGCACGGCATCAGATGATTCCTTTTCTTTCCGGGTAGCGGGTGAAGACTCCAGCCCGCAGGACATCTTTTTCAAACCGGATGGTCTGCAATATTATGTGGTGGGTACGACCAACGACACGGCCTACCACTATTACTGGTCATTTTTGCCGAATGAAAACATGACCTGGACAAAGGGCAAGGATACCGGCGACCTGGGGGTGGTGATTTCGACCACGATCGGCTCTACCCAAACCACGATTCGGTTTGCCTACTGGAAAGCGAGCGATGCCAGGCCCAGCGGGGCATTGGTGACGGGTGATGTGTCCGGAACGACTTTCACAGACGGCTTTTATTACACTGATAAGTCGTTTGTGAGTGCCCAAAATGCGACCAATGGCGTCACTTTCAACGATGACGGCACCAAGATGTACCTGATGGCCACGACCGTTGTTTATCAGTACACGTTAACGGTTGCCTGGGATGTCAGCACGGCCGCTTATGCCACCATCAGCTTCGACACGACCGCCGAAACATCCAGCATAATAGAAGTGCAGTTCAACGATGATGGCACCAAAATGTACGTTCTGGACGCTGCGCTGGATGATATTTTCCAGTACACCCTGGGCACTCCCTGGGATGTCAGCACCGCCAGTTACGCCTCTAAATCGCTGGACTGTTCTTCTGAAGACGCCAGCACGCGAGGCTTTTCTTTCAAGACCGATGGGACAGAAGTTTATACGGTGGGAAGTGTTTCCAAGTCAGCACACCAGTACACCTTGTCGAGCGCCTGGGACATTAGCACCGCAACTTTAACCAACACCCTGCCCCTGGGTCTTTCCGGCATTGACGCGGCCCAGGAAGGCACCATCATGTTTATTGGCACCGGCCTGTTGTTCTACGTGACGGCGGAGCGCCTGGATACGATCTATGAATATGCCTGTTCGACTGCGTGGGATCTGAGTACCGGGGCGCTGACGGGTGTCACATTCTCCATTGCAAACCAAACCAACGACACAAACGGTCTGTTCATTACCAGTGATGGGCGCTCTATATTCATTCAGTCAATCAACGGTTCAGACTCAACCACATATCAATACGACTATTTCACGTCCAGCCTGGTGCTGACCGCGCTGGAAGATGTGGCGACAAGTGCTGGTGATTATTTTGATCAACTCTATGCCGCGTCCACGGTGTTGCGCACAGCGATCACGCCCGCCCCCGGTAGTGGTCCGGTATCGGGCATCAAGTGGTACAAGAATCAGGAATATGCGGTAAGGGATTACTACAAATACAATTTCAAGCGCGGTGACATTTCAGAACTGCAAGTAGGCCAGCACGTGTTGATCATGGACGGCTATGCCGAAGAAATCTATGGTGACGAGGGCATTATCCGCGACATGGACTTGAATCAGGGTTCCTTTGCGCAGGGCGATGGAGCGGGAACCATCGTGATCGAGCCCTATGCCAGTTCATTTGATTTCGGCACGCGCCTGGTCGATACGGACCCTAATGTCCTGGTGCCGCTAATTGAGTTCTACTTTATCAGCGGATCCACCGAGCCAACCGTAGATCAGATTTTGCGCGGGCAGACATCGAGCAATGACGTGTATGTATACCGGGTCGAGATCCAGACCGGCGCCTGGGCTGATGGTGATGCAACGGGCGTAATTTACTGCTACCAGAAAGACGGCACGTTCACGGCGGCGGAACTGATTGACCGGGTATCGCCGGCCGCCAGCAATATTATGACTTTCAAC